CGGTATGTGTTTTCAGTGTCAGGTTCGGTTGTTGTTGGTCGCAGACTGTTTATAGCACGTTGATATATGTCTCTGATCGTTAAGAGTCTGTATCATTATCTGTTCTTTTTTTTTTTTTCAAGCAGAAGACGGCATACGAGATGTAGCCGTGACTGGAGTTCAGACGTGTGCTCTTCCGATCTCAGCCAATACACTTAACTGACCTTTACGAAAGAACAAATCATTTACGTCCTTCGTATACTCTACGGAATTAATTTGAAGAGCATTGGCACGAAGCTCTTTAATAAAATCCTTCCAACCCTGCGTTAAAAACATATCCGCACGGTCGTCATAATATTTTTCTGTTTCTTTATCCATTCTTCTTAGCCTTCGGCTTTGCTTGCACGAAGCTCTTGACTTCGTGAAGAAGGATTTCGTGTTGCTTCTCTAAAGACTGAAGCCGCTTGTCCATCCGATCTAAGACTACGTTGACCTGTGTAACTACGTCTTCGAGCTCTCGTTGGGTAATCACTACGATAATACCTTTGCGGCTTCAATGTTTAACTTTTGCTCTTTCATTCTTGAGTCAGCAATTTTAAGTCTACGATCAAACTCTTTGTCGTCTTTGTCACCGGCTTGCAGATTTGAAGTGACAGCTTTCATTTGATCTATCTCTAACTCAACAGGGATAGCTTTAGTCTCGGCTGCGATCTTAGCAGCTCGTGCTTGAGACTCAGCGCCTTGTCCATTCAGCGCGTTAGTCTGCGACTGTTGGAACTCCATCTGTGCTTGCTGCATAGCTTGTTGTGCTTGCTGCTGCTCAGGTGAAATTTGTCCTGCTTCTTGTAGAGTTTGGATCAACTGCTCGCGGTTGCTGAGGTTCATGTTGTCTATAATAGATTGAATCAACGCAGGGTATAGCGGAGACTCAGGAGACATAGTCTGTAGAAGCTGAACCAATTGTGTAACCTCATATTCTCTCGCGATGATGCCAAGAGAAGAGGTAACCTCAAACTTATAATCCGATACCGGATATAGCTCAGGCTCAAACTGCATGTACCTGTGTGCAGCCTTGGTAATAAACGGTATCAAAAACGAGTCTTGGAAATTAATCAGAGTGCGCTTGTGGCGCTTAATGACTGCGCCGAGGGACATAGAGATTCCCGCTGCTGTGGCCTCGCCATTGATCGAGCCACCAACACCCACAGAGTCTATTGCTCCCGTGGATGTCTGCACCATTCGTTGTAGCTCACCGGCTTGCGCGAAGGTAATCTGATTAACCTGACCAAAGTTAAATGGCTGTAAGACTTCAGCAGGATTACCATTGGTTAGAATGATTTTCCCCGGTCTTACTTCAGGCTTTGCCCCGCGAGGTAGACGAGTTGCGTCCATCGCCATCATTGGGTGGACTGTTAGCGCGAGTGCATCGATGCGAGCTCTAAGCTCAGCGTCCAATGCTTTTTGTGAGTTGTAACCTTTCTCACATACGCCACGACCCCAAAACCTAGAAGGTACGATGTCCCAAGGGAACGCCACGACAGGGCGGTCTTGCATCATGTACGGGTTCTTCTCCGCTTTCAGCAGAGTACCACCGTTAGCTATTACGACAATCGCCTCAACATAGAAGTCGGTCTCTTCTTCGGCGTCTGTGAGCTGCTCAACCTCTTCGTAGTCCTCGTCATTCTCAAGCAAATAGCGGGGAACAAGTCCGTAATACTTGGTCAAACGAGTTTTATCGGTAGGTTGCGTGGTAAGTTCGTGGTCAGGATCTAGGTCTGTGTCAGGATACGCGAAGTTAAAGGGTACATTTTTGTAGACACCCTTCTCTTGTAGCTGTTCTATGGCGTGTGGTGAGACGAATTCATCAATCACTACACCCAATGCGCTGTCTACGTCTACAGCAACAGGATCAATCAAGAAGTTTTGAGGTAAAACAGGACGCAGTTTAACAACTGTGCGGTCTGAGATGTTCACACCTACCGCTTGTAACTGCCCATCCATGATAGGTTGGGTAGCAGGTTTCATCTCTTTGATTTCTTCTAAGACAATCTCTGCTATCCCTGTACCAAAAACGGCTGCGTTGATTAAACACTCAGCCACACCCTTGCGAATCTTGTTAGCTTTAAAATCTTCCAAAAGCTTTTCGCGAAGGTAGACTACGTCTTGGTTCTCTTGGTCAGCGATGTCGTCCTTCATGTCAAAGAACCTGCCGCGACCAAACGTAGCTTCTTCAATCTCTGCGACTGATGACTCTACGGCTTGTTGAAGGGCGGGGGATATAATCTGTGATCGTTCGGAATCGCGGTTACGGTCTTCGCTAGAGTAGATACCACGCCACAGACGGTAGTATTCATCAAACTTTTGTTCGTAGTTAGTCTCGTAATGGTCTCGCCAATCGCGACACTTCTCCATTACCCATGACTCAAGAGTCTCTTCTATGCCAAACTGATCTTCGTTGGATTCGAGCATCTTAATATCCCGCTACTGAGTCGATTACGTCAAACTCATCTATTTCAAAGTCGTATGAGTAAGACACCTTAGCCAATTGATCTATATAGGCTAAAGCGTCTACCATGTCATCGTGGGTTAGGGCGTCAGGGAATTGGAAGATTTCATCCATGAATTGGATGTTCCACTCTCCCTTATTGAGGTTGCAGATACCGTTCTCGAATCTACCTTGTAACGCCCACATAACCCTGTCAGTTTTCTTTTTGTTCCCGTGAGTCAACTCTTCAACGCGAAAGAAGTTCTGATACTTCTTCATCAAATCTGTTAGCGGGGACATCACCGCTTGTCGGGCAATGCCCTTCTCTATACCAACTGATACGGGCTGATAGTCTCTGACTATCTGAAATATCTTCTCTGCAGTGGCGTTCAACTCCCACCTACCACAGATGATATCCTTCACCCACCAACCATACTCTCCTACCTTTACAATGGCAATAGCAGTGTTGTCAAGCTTTTTGTTCTTAGACTTAGCCTTTCCTACCTCCTCAAATCCCGCGAGGTCAATGGCAACGTAGTAGTCTCCTGTGTCAGGCTCTTCGTCATCGAACCTAACCCACTCCTCTTTAAACATCTCAGAACCACGCGCTTCAAAAGACGCCATAAACTCTTGGCGAAACGCGAAGGAAGACATGGATTTCTTGGCTGCATCAATCTCTTCTTTGTCTAGTAAGTCGTTATCGTAGCTTGTGTAGTGCCATGCTTTATATGTGGGATCTTCGCCTAAGCTAGCTTGTTTGTAGAGTTCATAGAAATGATTTCTACCCATTGGTGTCCCGATAAATAAGGCATCGCCTTTCAAGTCTGTCAACGCAGGTCGTAGTATTAATTCCCATACATCGGGCTTCATGTCCGCGTATTCATCCAAGACAAGAAACTTGAGACTTACGCCGCGCATTGTCTCAGGTCGGTCAGCGCCTTTCAAGCTGATAGTTGTCCCATTGATAAGTCTTACCTGCATGTTGTTGACATGCGAGTTCTCTATGACGGGTTGACCTATCTCCAAGAGGAGATTCCACATAATATCCCGTGCTTGACCCTGAGTGGGGGCTACATAGAAGACCTGCCCTTGATCTGACTTCAAAGCGTTCACTATCAAAAGATAAGCCGCGAGACGGGACTTGCCCGTCCTGCGACCCGCAGCAACTACTTTGAAACGCGTAGGGTCGTTCCAAACTTCTTTCTGCCACTCAAGGAGACTTATGTCTAGGTTCATTTTTTCTTCGCGGTCTTCTTAGCTTGCTTGAATGCTTTGGCTGTAGGTGCGCCTTTACTGCCGACCTTTCTCATGGTCTCGCCGCTACCTGCTGCAATCCGCTTCTTCTTCGCGTTGATGTTACTGTAGAGACCCATGCTACTTCCTCTTGGGTGGGGCTTTCTTCTTAACAGCCTTGGCTTTCTTAGCTGCTGCCATTCCCGCAGGGGTGTAGGGGTATTTCTTTCCGTTTACATTAGGCATCGTATTCTCCGGTTCGTATCATATTGGTTAGGGTTATAGCTCGTTGACCCACTTGGTCTGCCCAATTGGAGTCTAGGAACTCTACTGCTGCTTCCTCGTAATCACCATCTTCCATAGCCTCTAGAGCCTTTTCAAATCCGCGAAGACGGCTGATGCCAAGATTGAAGCACATGTCCATCATAGCGTCTTGTCTGACGGTGTCTAGGTATGCAAACCACTCAAAGGCTTTTAATAGTTCCTTCTCGCATCTGCGGATGTCGTTCTGTAGAAGGTAGTATACCTCGTCCTCTGAGAGACCCATTGAATCAAGGTTGCGCCCGACACCTATAGTCAGAGCACCCGCTGTGCAATGGTAGGGTTTGAGCCTCATCGCTTCGTGCTTGATGAGCAGGTCTTCAATCCTCATGGAACTCTCCCTCTATAACTTCAGGCTCTACGATTGTATCCGTGACCCCTGAGATTGTTATGTTGACCGTAGGCTTCCCGCCTAGCTTGTCCTTATCAAACGAACTGACAGGCAGTATACGATCTACTATCAGCTTCCACGCAGCAGATTGGTTTTTGTGGTCGTCATCTTGAGCTGCTCGGAAGATAGACTCTATCACAGCATTGGTATCTCTTCTCGCGAGGAAGCGCTGCTTCATTTCCGCCATAGCCGAATGGTCGCCTTTGGGTCGGCCTATCTTGCGATTCTTAGGCACAGCAACCTCAGACTTCCTTGGTCGTCCACGCTTACGCTTGGGTGGATCTACTTTCTCAATAGTGTCAGACATTACAACATCGTAACCTTTCGCTTTTTTTAATATGGCGAATTAAACCACGATTTAATCTAATTGGCTAATATTTAACCAACATCGCTAATAGCAAGGGCTTGAGGGGAGTTGTTATTGCCGACTTTTTCTAATTTGGCCTCACGCAAATTTGGGGGGCTCCTACAGATGCGCGCGTGCACACACACGCCCCCCCGTCCCCGCGCGGACGCCCACCCGCATGCGCACGGCCGCACGCACACACACGCGTACACACGCGTACACGCATACGCATACACGCACGCACACACCCACGCGCGCGATNNTTTGCACCCAATAGCCACCCCCCATCCCATAAAACCATAACCACCAAGCACCACCCAATCACCGCCCATCATCCCAAATTGATACAAAATGTTTTTGACAGACCGTTCGATAGTGTATATCGTCACACCTACATTCACTTATCAAGGTAATCAATTATGCAATCCATTATGTTAAAAGACGCACCCCGCGGCGAGTTCGTTAAACGCAAGCCGGACGCTAAGGGTGTATACACTCGCGGCGAGTTCGACCGTAGCACCAAGCGTTACGAGCTAAACGATGAGATGGATATATCCCGCGCGGTATATCTCAAGGGTGAAACAATTGTTTATATCGGTTTCGATTACTAAGGGAGTACACACAATGGAAACTATCAGCAAGCGCGACGCGATCGAACTAGCGAGCCTAAATTATCACTATAGAAACTTTATCGACTTCGTGAGCGAGAGTGAATCGTATACGAGAGTCGATCGCGAAAAGACAATCCGCAAAGCTTTGAAATTGAATAGCGATCTATGGCTAATACAGAAAAAAACAGGCATCGAAATGGTAGGCAATAGGATGCTGCAAAAGGATTCATTTAAGCTTAGCGAGCTCTTAAGAGCCGTATAAAAACAATCACGCCCGCTAAGGCGGGCATCACCTACGAGGGGAATACATCATGGCAAAACCAAAAGGCTTTATTTTGTACGAGGGCGCAAGCGTACTAGACGGCGCGCCGATAGTAGTAATCGCGACTATGTCGACCAATAATCCCAAAACCGGCGCAATGGTGCAAACGTGGATCATCCGTAGCGATATCAACCCAATCGAAGCAAGCAAGCAAGCGCTCGATTCTAGCGTTTGCGGTAACTGCCCCTTGCGTCATAGCCTCGGCGGCGCGTGTTACGTCAATATAGGGCAAGCACCCCTCGCGATCTATCGGGCGTATGAGCGCGGAAACTATACGCCATTCGATGCGAGCGAGCACGGGCACCTAATCGCCTCGCGCAAGGTTCGACTCGGCGCTTACGGTGATCCGGCCGCGGTACCCTTCGAGGTAATGGATTCATTCGCGAAGCTTAGCCGCGGGCATACGGGATACACCCACCAATTCAACCATAAGAATTTCGACCGCCGTTACCTCGATCTATGCATGGTATCAGCCGACACCTTAAACGGCGCTAAGAAGGCGCACCTGCTAAGCGCGCGAACTTTCCGCGTCATAGCTAGCGACGCACCGGCGCCCACTAGCGAGCTCGAGTGCCTATCAGATAGCGAGGGTTTATCGTGCATCGAATGCGGGTTATGCGATGGCAAGCGCGAGGCACCTAGTATCTTTATACGAGCGCACGGTTCGCGTGCGGGTCGATTCTTAAACAATAAGAGGGCGTGAACATGGATATAAACACTAAGCCGGACAACATACTAGCGGCGCTTACATACGCGCTCACCTTGGCGATCGATGCGCCTACCGACGCGCAATCGGAAAGAGCGGTAGAACTCGCGGAGTCATTCGCAGCTAGCGCAATAGCGCGAGGGTTTACCGATCACGATATCGAACTATGCAAAAAGGCGGCGACTTGCGCCGTCGAATACTTCAACCAATAAGAGGGCGCGACAATGATTAGGAATAGCAGACGATCGATAGAAAAAGAAAATACCTTGCTGAGGTGTGGATTGATTGCGTGCGGGCTGATAGGATTCTACACCCTCGGCGTGCTCACTGAGCCTAGCATGCTCGAGAGCGACCAACGCGAGGCGAATATCTACGCTGAGATGGTATGCCTAGGGCGCGAGAGCATAGCCGAGACGGGCACTATGCAAGTAGGGTGGCCGAACTATAAGGGGCTTACCGTTGAGTGCGATCCTAGATAGGACTGCGACGACCCTAGATAGGATTAATGCGGGCAAAAAAAAGCCCCTGTTTAAAGGGGCTAACTCAAGGGGTAACACTTCACAAAAAACAACAAAACCAAAAAGCATAGCTTGGTTATATCGCCAAGGATTTGACGACCAACAAACTATAACACTAACGATATCAAAGGGCAACGTATGGCAGATTATGAATTGATTCTCTCACGGCTCGAGGGCGTAAGGCGAACCGGTGACAAGGCACTAGCCTTTTGTCCGGCGCACTCCGATATGAGCCAATCACTTAGCATTAAACAAGTCGCGGACAAGGGAGGCGGCGGCACTCGTGTTCTAATTAATTGTTTCGCGGGATGCGGCGCGCTTGAAATCCTAGACGCCATCGGTCTTGATTGGGGCGCGGTAATGCCCGAGGCCGGTGAGTATCGGCAAGTATTCTATAAGTCGAAGAGCGAAAAGGTTGAGAGCGCGGAGGCATTGCTCGAGCTCGTGCCTCATTGGGTCAAAGCCGGTCGCAAGTTTAGCGCAAAAGACAAGGCCGACATTATCGAGGCCAAGCTTCTAGTATTGAGGGCGAATCTCGTATGCCGTCTTCTGCTTGAAAAAAAAAACAAAAACAAAAACGTATTTAAACTTCACACAAGACATGTGATAACAAAGTTTTCACAATGTAATCAATAAACACAAACGCTCAGTCGTAATAAG